AATGACCATAAAGGTCTCGCCTTTTCTTCTAACATAATAAGACGAGAAAGTAGAGCATCACGCTCATCTTTTAATAGAGCACGAAGGGCTAAAAGTTCTTTACCCTCTGTTCAAGTATACTTAGAACCTAAACCGGTTTTAAGTGATAATCAATCAGGGATAGATCAACGTTTGACACCATAAGGTGAATAAAACATAACGATCCTATCTCTGGCCCGTCTTCCCATTTTATAAAGAAGAGAACCAAGGTTTCCCTTAACTTTATAACCAAAGGAGAACAGATCCAGGAATGACACCAAACTTAATTTGTACTTACGTGCAAATTCAAGTGAGGCTGGAATCATTTGTTTTGCAACCCAATATTCAGTTATTGGTACTGCAGAAACATCCGTACCTTTATAAAAAGTACGTTTTATGAATTCCAAGGCCGTTCCCTTCTCCGAAATCAGACTTTTGTGAAGTCCGATTTTAACTCCAATTAAGTTACAGAGCTTAACGTATTCCTTGGCTACTGCGGTGTTTGATATAACAATATCATCCCCCACAATGGCGTAAGCATCGAATCATCCATAATATCCATTTATGGTAAATGGTTGAAGTTTAGATCTAATGAATGCTCATTGGACAATAAAATGATGTAATAGTCCCATACTATGGAAGCTAGATTTAGCCCCCATAGGTTGACCAACAGAATAATTAACTGTTGTGTTAAGATTATAATCTTGGTTTTTAACCCGATATGATCTTCCAACTAGGATATCACGTCACAAATTGGCCAACGTATCTCCAATCAGATATCGTAAAACGATAACCTGAAGAGAAATAGGCAGTCTATCTGTTGCTGATTTTAAATCATAGCAATAGAAGGGACCTTTTGGGTACCTTTTCAATAGCCTATTTAACGGAGATAGCTGAGATTTGGTTCCATCTTGAGGAATCTTTTCTAAAAGTGAAGCCTGGTGAGACATCAATGGATCTAATAATCATTGTGTCCAACAGTCCACCATAGCAAAGACCCTAACCTTACCTGCCGCTTCTTCAACAAACCCTAAGGAACCAATATGTTTCTTCTTTCC